CAGTCGTTGCCACCGCAAACACTAAAGGTAAAGGTTCAGACGACGGCAGATTTATTGGAACTAACGTGCTCAACGAAGCGTTCCTTGAAAGATTCCCAGTAACCTTTGAGCAGTCCTATCCTACTCCAGTTATTGAAACTAAGATCCTACTCAATGTAGGGTGTGAGAAGGAGTTCGCTGATAACCTAGTTAAGTGGGCAGGAGCAATCCGTAAAACATTCTACGATGGTGGAGTGGATGAGATCATAACCACCAGACGTTTGGTGCATATTGCTCAAGCATATAGCATCTTTGGTGACAAGTTGAAGGCACTAACCAATTGTATCAATCGCTTTGACGAGGATACTAAGCAGTCATTCCTTGATCTTTATACTAAGGTTGACGCAGGAGAAGAAACAGTGTATAATGAAGAGGAACTAACAGATGAACAACTTCTGAAGTCCTTAGAATGAGTAAAAAGTACAATGAAGATGAGATACTAAAGGAGATCTCAGACTACATTTCAAGCACTTACAAAGGTCATTACTCTGTCGGTAACGTTCAGACTCTTGACCTTATTGATTCTGTAGGTGATGCTGAAGCGTTCTGTAGAAGTAATGTTCTTAAGTATGCTTCACGTTATGATCGTAAAGGATCATCACGTAAAGATATCATAAAGATTATTCACTACGGTGTCCTTCTTCTACACTTCAATGATAAGCGTGAAGCAGCAGACCGTCTTAATGCAAACAATTCAACCGCCTTCGCAGTAGACTACGACAGATGACAGTAATTTCTAGAGAGACCATTGATATTCTGAAGAACTTCAGCAGTATCAACAAGTCAATTGTAATCAAACCAGGTAGTACTATTAAGACCCTGAGTGTTAACAAGAACATTCTTGCTGAAGCTTCAGTGGAAGAGAACATTGATAGTCAGATTTCTATCTATGATCTAAGTTCTTTTCTTGGATGTCTTAGTTTGTTTGATCAACCTAAGTTTGATACCAGTAACACTCAGTACCTTGCTGTAAGTGACAGTAGTGGAAAGTCTAAGACTAAGTTCTTCTATGCTGATCCTGATGTTATTGTACAACCACCTGATCAGGAGATTACACTTCCATCTGAAGATGTAACTTTTACCCTGACACCAGAAGCTTTGAATGCACTACAACGTGCAGCAGCAGTCTATCAGGTTCCAGATCTCTGTCTGTATGGTCGTGATGGTAAGATGCGTCTCTGTGTAACAGATAAAAAGAATGACACTTCTAACACATATTCAGTAGAAGTGGGTGAGACGGATCAGGATTATTGTTACTGTTTTAAGATTGAGAATTTGAAATTAATACAGAGCGAGTATAAGGTTACTATTAGTAATGCTAATGTTGCCAAGTTTGAAGGTGCAACAGTCAAGTATTGGATCGCTCTAGAACCATAATGAAACCCTGGACTTATAAGTTTCCATTACATAATGAGTTGAAACCAGTCTTACTAAAGAGCATTGAATACTCTGAAGGTAAGACAGTTCAACATGATCCTTATAGTGCAGATGATTCTATTTCTAGAACTGATTACTATGCAGAAAAGTCATTAGATGAGAAACAGTATCTAACACTGCTTCATAATAATCTGAATGATTTCTATGCAGAACTTCATGACCATTACTGTTTGAGAGATTCTCAGTTACTTAATGGATGGTATCAACAATATACTACTGGAGATAAGCATGGATGGCATGTTCATGGTCAAACCTCTGTAGCATTTGTATACTATCTTGAACTTCCAGATCCCAAAGAGTGTACAGAACTCGTAGATTATGATACGATGGTTAAGTTCCAACCAGATGTTGAAGAAGGAGATATTTTTATTTTCCCTGGTGCAATGCCACATAGATCTCCACTCATAACTGGTGATCAACGAAAGACCATCATCAGTTGTAACCTTTCTTTTGGATACATTAATTCTCCTCAACTGGAGAGCAGATTAAAATTATGAATGATCAATTCCTTTGGGTTGAAAAGTACAGACCTAAGACAATTGAAGATTGTATCCTAACAAAACCTATAAAGGATACCTTCAAAGGTTTCTTAGAGGCAGGTGAGATACCAAACTTGCTACTGTCTGGTACTGCTGGTATAGGTAAGACAACAGTTGCTAAGGCACTGTGTAACGAATTAGGAGCAGATTTCTATGTCATTAATGGATCTGATGAAGGTAGATTCTTGGACACTGTACGCAATCAGGCAAAGACCTTTGCTAGTACTGTCTCTCTTGTTGGTGGAGCAAAGCATAAAGTACTTATTATTGATGAAGCGGATAATACCACCAATGATGTCCAGTTACTCCTACGTGCAAGCATTGAAGAGTTTCAGAAGAACTGTCGTTTTATATTTACGTGCAATTATAAGAATCGTATTATTGAACCCTTACACTCACGTTGTTCGGTTGTTGACTTCGGAATAACTGGTAAGGATAAGATGGAGATATCAGGTCAGTTCTTCAAACGTGTTAATTATATACTTGCTACTGAGAATGTAGAGTTTGAGATGAAGGTCGTTGCTGAGTTGATCAAGAAGTACTTCCCTGATTGGAGAAGAGTACTGAATGAACTTCAGCGTTATGGATCCAGTGGTAAAATTGATAGTGGTATTCTATCAATCATTGGTGATGCTCCTATGGAGCAATTAGTAGAGGGATTGAAAGCAAAGAACTTTACAATGGTTAAGAAGTGGGTAGTACAGAACATTGATAATGATATAACTGCTCTATACCGTAAGGTATATGACACCCTATATACTAGACTGAACCCTCAGTCTATAGCAGCAATGGTTCTTATCATTGCAGACTATCAGTATAAGGCAGCATTCGTTGCTGATCAGGAGATTAATCTTCTGGCAAGTCTAACACAAATCATGATGGAGTGTGAATTTAAATGAGTTTATCAAAGCAAGTAGAAGATTCTCTACAAGCAGCACAAGAAGATCTACGTAATGCATTAGCATTCGCTGCAAGAACTGAGAAACCTTACATCAGTAAGCACATTGCTGATATGTTATCTAACATAGAGAATCTAATAACAGTTGCACCACTGTTAGAAAAAGCAGAGGAAGCATTTCAAGATGAGTCTTAAAGGTTTAAAAACACCACTTCGTTATCCTGGTGGTAAGTCTCGTGCAGTGCCTAAGTTAGCACAATGGATTCCTGATCTATCCAAGTATACGATTTATCGTGAACCATTCTTAGGTGGTGGATCTATGGCACTTCACGTCACTAAGACTTATCCTAAACTTAAAGTATGGGTTAATGATCTGTATGAACCTTTGTATAATTTCTGGTGTGTCTTGAGAGATGATGGTAATTATTTGTATGAACAACTAAAGACCTTCAAGCAAGATAATAATGAACCACTCTCTGCTGGTAGATTGTTTAGATCTCAAAAGGAAATAATCAATAACAAAAATGTTCCAGACAAAGACAGAGCCGTGGCTTTTTACATCGTTAACAAGTGTTCTTTTAGTGGTCTTACTGAGTCATCCTCATTCTCCAAACAAGCAAGTGAATCCAACTTCTCAATGCGAGGAATTGAAAAACTCCCCAGTTATAGTGAACTGATCCAGAATTGGCAGATCACTAACTATCACTTTGCTTCGTTACTGGATGATACTCCAGAAGCATTTGTTTACCTAGATCCACCATATGAGATTGGAGACAAACTCTATGGTAAGAAGGGTGACATGCATAAGTATTTTGATCATGATGCTTTTGCATCATCTTGTGACAATTATTGTTGCAAGCAAATGATCAGTTATAATAGTAGTCAGTGTGTAAGGGATCGTTTTAAATTCTGGATCGCTGCTGAGTTTAGTCACACTTACACCATGCGTTCTGTGGGTGACTATATGAAAGATCAGAACGAACGTAAAGAGTTGGTACTAATGAATTATGAAGTGTGAAGTCAAACTCTATGTTGCTGGAACAGTTTTTACTGAGAAGGTAATATGTCGCAACTACGATGAAGCAAGAGAAGTCGCTCTTGCTAGAAACCCTAACGCCAGAATACTTGGTGTCACTGCTGTATTAAATGATTAACTTATTAGCTGCTGCCTCATTAGATCTTAATGAAGCATGGAATATGTCTTGGGGTGAAGGCATTCAATTCATTATTGTTCTTGCATTTGTATACTGGTTGAAGGTACAGATTGATACAAGAGCAGGTCTTGGTAAAAAGAAACTAAGACAACTTAAAACTGTTATTAAAGAAGCAATTCAGGAATCTAATGCAACTTAAAGATTATCTCAATAGCATTAATACAACTAAAGATAACCTAATGGATCAGGATCCCCTCAATGAGAAGGGGTATCCTGCTTATATTATTAATAAGTGTATGTCACATCACATAGACACAGTGATGCATGCTAATGAGATGAATCGTTGTACAAATCTTCCATCTAAATTACAGTACGATTTTTATATAAATACAGTGAGACCGAGGAAGCGTTTCTCTCCTTGGGGTAAAAAGGACACGGTTGAGAACCTTGAACTTGTTCAAAAATACTATGGATATTCCATAGAAAAAGCAAGACAAGCCA